CGCTATGGTTCAGAGAATATCTGAACTGACCCAGTCTGAAAAAGGCGCACGAGCGGTAATAACGCTCCTCGCTGATATGACTGGAGACGGTATCGTTGGTGACAATACCCTCGAAGGGAATGAAGAGTCATTACGGGCGTACGACATCGTTGTTCAACTTGATCAACTCCGGTTTGCAAACCGTCTTGCGGGACGACTTGCGGATCAGAAGTCGGTTGTCAACTTCCGTGAGCACTCACGAGACGCACTTGCTTATGCAATGGCTGATCGTATTGACCAGTTAGGATTCCTAACTATGTCAGGTGTTTCTTACGCTGTTAAGAACAATGGCGCATTGAGAGGTGTCCTGAACTCAGGGCAAAATCTTAGTGATCTGGCGTTCTCCAGCGATGTTTCTGCACCTACTACTAATAGGCACAGGAGATGGGATGCAACCAACGGTTTAGTTGCTGGTGATGTTACAGCTGTTGTAGCTGCTGACACTATCGAATACTCAACCATTGTGGCCCTGAAAGCTTATGCCAAAGATAATTACATCAGAGGCATTCGGGCAGCGGGTAATGAAGAAGTGTTCCACTTGTTTGTTACGCCGCAAGTGATGGCTGACCTTAAACTTGACTCCGATTTCCTGGCTAACGTCCGGAATGCTGGGGTACGTGGACCGAATAACGAATTGTTCTCCGGTTCTTCAAGTTTGATGGTCGATGGCGTTATGGTCCATGAGTTCAGGCATGTCTTTAGTACTTCCGGAGCTACTTCCGGAGCATCAGGAAATGCCGGGTCTAATGGATACAAATGGGGAGCAAATGCCGACATTGACGGGTCTGCTTGCTTGTTTGTTGGCGCACAAGCTCTTGCTATGGCGGATATCGGGATTCCTGATATTGTTGAAGATGTCTTCGACTACGGGAACCAGAATGGTATCTCCATTGGTAAGATCTTTGGCTTTAAGAAACCGAAGTACAACAGCGATCACAATAGCGCTGTTGAAGACTTTGGTATCGTGAGGCTGGACGTAGCGTACTAGAGCTATGGAGGCGGATAGTCTTTCGGGGCTATCCGCTTTTTATTAATAATCTTTTTTAGGAGGGAAAAGAGGTGAAGATAAAGTCAGATACAGATCTGCATGTGGGTACAACTTGGGGGGCCGCGATCTTTTTGACGGCGGGGGAAGAACGTGAAGTGGGTGATGATTTAGGATATCAAGCTTTGCAGCAGGGCGCTGTTGAAGTAAAAGATGCGCCTAAAAAACCAGCCGCTAAAAAACGTGGCCGAGCTTCAAAAAGAGCCAGGACCGAAGAGGGGCATTTTGTTGCCGATGACCCAAGTACTCCAGATGTGAACGAAGCGTACAAGACTGAATAGTTAACGAGGTGAACTATGGCGGGCACATTAACAGGGGCTAACTTAATTTCCCGTATACAAGATATCCTTCAGGACACAACGAGTATTCGTTGGCCCGAGGCAGAATTGTTACGGTACATTAACGATGCTCAAAGAGAGGTTTGTAACCTTCGTCCAGAATCTACTGCTACTACTGCGAATACCGCATTGGTAGTTGGGACTAAACAGTCGCTACCTGCGGGTGGTCTTAGGCTTATTCGGGTAACCCGTAATATGTCTGATGCTTCCGGTGGTGCTACGGGTGCGCGTGCGGTTAGACTTGTTGATGTGGATATTCTAAATACCCAGGAGCCTAATTGGCATGATCCAACTGTAACGGGCGATGCAGCTCATACCACTGTGGTAAAACACTACATTTTTGATGAGGATAACCCTCGTAGTTTTTATGTATACCCGGGGGCTTCTTCTACAAGTACATTTTTAGAGATTGTTTACTCAGCTGCACCGACCGATTTAGCTAATACGAGTGCTACGCTATATATAGATGATATATTTGCGAACGCTGTAATAGACTATGTATTGTTTAGGTGCTATATGAAAGATGCTGAGTTTGCAGGTAATAGTCAAAGAGCAGGGACTCATTTTCAGTTATTCAGTAGTAGTTTGGGAACTGGTGGGCAGGCGCAATTTAATTTGAGCCCTAATCAGGACACAGTAGTAGACCCGCGAGCTTTTCCTGTTCAGCCTCCACCAGCAGCAGCTGTGGGGTAAGTAAATGGCTAGTTACGAGTCACTTATAAAGGAAATCTTGCCCTACGTGCCAGGGTGTCCGGATCCTGTGGTGGAGTCTCACTTGCGTTCTGCCACTATTGAGTTTTGTGAGAAAACAAAGGCTTATGTGCAAGATTTAGACCCTATTACTTCTGTATCAGGTATTTTTGAGTATGATTTTGATCAACCCACTGGTACATCTGTGCATAGTATTTTATGGATGATTTATGACGGAGAGGACTTAGACCCTATTAGTCCTAGAAGTCTGGAACTTAATTATCCTGACTGGCGTGATCGTTCTACTAAACCCCAAGTTTACTTACAAAAGACCGCGGATACTTTTTGGGTTGTCCCGGTTCCAAATTCTAAGATAACTAACGGTATTCAGTTATCTGTTGCGTTAAAGCCCACCCGTACGACTAGTAACATTAATACTTCATTCTCTAACGATTACAGGGACGGGATTCTGTTCGGGACTTTGTACCGGTTGTTACGAGTGCCTTCTAGAGAATGGAGTGACCCTTCGGCAGCTAGTGATTATTTAGGGTTATTTAATGTACAAGTCGAAGCGGCCGAGCTCCGTGCGCGTAGCGGTGACTTAGGCGTTCGCCGTTTAGTACAGTACAAAGGGGTAGGCATGAACCGCCGTAATAGGTATCTACGTTATGGAAAAGAGGTGGATTTCTAAGATGACGGATAGTGTCGTTTCGCTAAAGGAGCATAAAGAAAAGGAGTTTGTGGCTCCAGATATAGCTGATATACGTATGGAGTGGGATAACGTTAGGCCCGGTATAGAAGAAATCTTATCTGATACTCCGCAACTTACGTTTTTACCTGAAGATGTGTATAGCGAGTGTGTTAATGATAGGGCTACGCTTCTCACTTCTCCTGCAGGCTTTGTTATATTAACAATAGAGTCAGATCCGTTCACAAGGGACAGAACTTTGCTTATATGGCTGGCCTATATGTATGTCCGAAGTACGAATAGTTGGTTAGACCATATGGAGTGGTTCGAAGGTGTTGCGCGCGGGTTGCAGTGCAAGTTTATTGAAATGCGGTCTGCTGTTCCTAAAATGGAGGCTTATGCTTCTCGTAACGGGTGGAGTTTAGATACTAAGGTGTATACAAGGGAGGTGTCTGGTGAGTAGTAAACCTAAGAAGAGAGACTATGCAGCCTCTCGCAGTGAAGATATGTTGGCTAGGATTGCTAAAGCGGACGCAGATTATTTTAGGAGTCAGTACGAGCCTCGGTTAAAGGAGATGGCTGATGACGCAGTAACAAAAGACGTAGCTGCAACTGTTAGAGGGCAATCTAGTGCAGATATAGCGCAGACCTATGATAAATTGAGGCAGGAAGGAGGTGGGGCTGGGTATGCATTGGCTCAAGATACGCAGGGTGCTGCTGATTTAGCAATGGGAGCTACCGCGCAAATGATTGCTGCGAATATAGTATCTAAAGGGGCTAAAGTTAAGGAGCAGACGGGGGCCTTATCCGCGGCCCGTGGAAGCGAGGCAGATACAACTACTGCTTTGAGTGTGGCTTCTAGGCTTGGTGTGAGTGACACTTTGAGTGATGCAGCAGCAAAACAGCAAATTCGTTTAGCTAAAAGGAAAATGGGTTTTGATATTGCTGCAGGTGCGGGGAATAAAATGTTAGAAAATTTAGGAGCTACTAACAGTCCCTTTCGAGCGTCTTTGGGGTATAGATTCAATCCGGACATTGGTAAAGCTGGTGGATATGAACGCGGTACAGTTGGAATACTTGGGACTAGTGAAAAGTGGAAAAGCCTAGGCTCTAAAGGCGGTCCCTGGATGCATGGCGGATAAGGTAGGGTAATTTTATGCCTTTTTTTAGTCATCTATCCCCATATCTTCAAAATCTAATAGCTTCCCGGCAGGACGGGAGTGCAGCAGCGAGTACGTCCGGTGGCAATTTTAGCGGTACTACAGGGATTGGTACGCTTAATTACACTAATACGCGGGGGGGTTATAGTGCTTCACAGCTCCCTCAAGTATCTAACCCGGATCAGGCTCTGGCGGATATATCACTAGGGCAGCATGAACGTTATATCCGGGATTTTCGTGACTTTGAAGATGCTTTAATTAATCAACGGGACGATACGTCCTTGATTGATGCTGCACGAAAGGATGCTCCTGAACAAGCTAGAATTGCTCAAGAGGTTATGGAACGTCGGCGTAGTCGATATGGAATTCAACAAACCGCGGTTGAGGCTCGGGAATCAGGAAGGTCTTCTCAGCGTGGAGCGGCCCTTAATTTAGCTGGAAGTTTGAACACGTCGCGTATTGCTCAGGGAGATGTAAATAAGTCATTGCTCGGGGATCTTATTAATATTGGGCAAGATGTTAAGAGAAGTTCGTTGGGTAATTTAGGGACTGCGGGACAAAATCAGGTATCACGTCAAAATGCGTATAAACAGGCTAAAGCATCAGGTAAAGCACAAACAATGGGGATGATAGGAACTGCTGGGGCCATGCTTGCAGGCTTCTTCAACATTTAAAATTATGCCAACTAATAGTTTTTTTTCTACATTGGGGTCACGTTTTGGCGCTTTAGCTCAAGGGGCAGGCTATGGCCAGAGTGATCATGCTTCGGGGGTAATGGCCCAAGCATCGAGAGAAGCACACAAAGAAGGATGGGCCGCTGAGTTAGATTCCTTCGTTGCTGATACAGATGCACTTGACGTTGATATTAGGCGGGACTGGAAGGAGTATAACGACAGTCTTACGCCCCGAGTTAATGAACTGGGGGAGGAGTTATTAGTAACGCCTGTACTTCCAGAAGGTTTTAAAGGTACTCCAGAAGACTATGAAGCTGCCTATAAAAGAGCTGCAGAGAATAAAAATACACATAAAAATTATTTACCTAGTGATATTCATAATTTACTAGGGAAAGAGAGAAGCATTCAGGCTGAAAATCTAGCAGGGGTCTGGCCTGGCATTATGGGCGCTAATAAATATGCGAATCCTGTTACGGCGGAGGAGGGTGTAACCGATGCAGGTGAGCGAACTGTAGATTATCAAGTTCGTACTGCTGATGGTGAGCGTGGGATCCTGTATGACGCTGATGCCCTAATTAGTGGGGCAAGGGTAACTGATGTATATGCAGAAGAGGGAGACGCAGGAATAGAGAAAAGGCGTTGGCCCCCTGTTCCTGATAGCGCGCGTGATGCACTTTATTTAGATCGCGTGAGTAAGATATATGAACGAGGGGCAGGCTCCAGAGCCTTACTTAATCTTGCTAGAATCCCCTTTGAAGATGAGGGGGAAGGCACGACGAGAGATGCTCGTGAAGCTAGGGCGTTACAGGTAGTAGCTGATGCTGCTGAAGGCGCCGAACGAGACAAAATACTAGAGCTAGAGGAAACACGGGCTGAGTACGCGAAGCAGGAAAAGAGGCTGGATGCACAATTTGAAAAAGATAAACAAGAAAAAAGAACAGAGTTAGAGGCCGCGAACGAAAAACTTAAAGCTACCTATATAGCGAACGCGCTTACTGATCGTGAGGCAAGGATTACGACTGATAAGAAGGAAGGCCAAGGATATGGGGGACTGCAGGGTATGAAAACTACCTTACCTCATGGAAACGATCTATACGAAATACTACCTACAATTAATGAAATAGTAAGAGGTAGAATTAAAGACAGCGGGGTAGAAAATGAGTACCTGCCCGTGTTGGAAGCGGATCCGCACGCAGCTACGTACCCCTCATCGCCGAGCATCAATATCCTGGCCCGCAATCCTCGCCTGCCGGAGGTGTTAAAAGAGCATGTTTCTAGTAGGGATGAAATCCCTTACGATATGTCTGGTTCTCAATTTAAGAGTATGTCTAAAGAGCAACGCGATGAGCAAATCCGAAACCGTGAGATACTAGTCCGTGACAATATTCGCCGGTTTTGGGTGGATACGATTTCGAAAAATCGCACAGGCGTAGTGGCAATGGGAATTGACGCAGTGATGGACATCATGCCGCGTACTGAAGAAGAAGCAGAAGCACGAAATAATGTCGGCCTGCTCGCGAAGCGCCGCTTCATGCGCGAGGTTAATAAGATAGGTAATCAAGTAAAAGAGGGCCTGCTCACAGAAGCAGAAGGAAAAGAATTGATCTCAGACGGTCTTCAACGAATCAAAGCGAGAGGTACGAAAAGCGTTTTACTAACTGAATTAGAAGAATATAGGGCCGCAGAAGTACCAGAGGACATGTCTGTAATGGCCTATGATCGACTTGGAGATAATGTAGAGGCTTTTTGGAAATTGTTTAAAGTGCGCTGGCACGATGTTATCGACTCTCCAGATGTATCTAACAATGGAAATGCGCTTTATGAGGCATTACGTAATGACCCTGAGAAGTTAGCCTTGTTTAGGAAGAGTCCGTTTAGATTTGCTGAAAAATATATGAGTGTTGATGCTCGCACTGGTAACGTTAGCATCGATGAT